AATGATGAAAGAACCAAGTAAGGATAAAGAAGAGGAAGGAGCAATGTTCGGAGGCCCAGCAAACACAATTAAAAATGGACTACCAATCCCAATGGCATATGGAAAAGTATTAGTAGGTGGAGCGCCAATTAACTTTGGTTTTGGAGCTTGGAAACTAGAACCTACAAATGGTTTTGTTTTTGCAAGCGATAGTCCTAACTCATGGGACGGTATATTATATCAATCAGGAAGTAATTCAGGCAGTACATCAGATACGAATGATGGCTCAGGTACACAAGATGGTGCAGCAGGAGATACGCAAAGTCAGTCAGGACAACAAACATCAGAAGGGGTAGCAGACTAATGAAAACAGATAACGAAATAGCACAGGATCCTATAGTAAAAACGCAACAGGATAGAAATTCGCCTGCACGTCATCAATCGGCTATGATCTATGACTTACTCTCAGAAGGAGAAATCCATGGATTAGATAATGGTATGGCAAGTGTTTTTCTTGATGGCACTCGTTTAATTGATGAAGGCAACTGGAACACTTACAAACCAAAAAGAACAGCCTCAGGAATTACTTGTACGGGAGGCTCAGATACTATTACTGTACCCAATGACTTTGGAAGTTTATATCATAGCACAACTGATGGAACACGTTACATAAGAATTCAAAAAGCCCATGCAACTTTAGCAGGAAACGGCTCAAGCACAGGAGCTGCTGGAACTGCACATACAAAAACAATTACAACTACTTCCAGCTTTTTTACAAGCGCAATGGTTGCATCTTCAAATATGAAAAATGGGCTCGCTCCATTAATAAGAATACCAGGATTAGGCCCTCATGGTGTTGAGTATGTGGGGGAAGTTACACGAGTTGTATCAGGAACTGAAGCAGAAGTGCACCCTGCAATTTCTACAACAGGAACACATAAAACAATTAGTTGTGATTATATTGGAAAAGTAGATGGATACGCAAGTGGCCAGGTAACTGTAGAAAGCGCACCTTCTGTATCTGTATCTTCAGTAGCAGGACAAATATCAACCCCTGGAATTGCTACTGAAACATTTAATGACTACTTAAACTTCAAGAATGTGCATTTAAATTTCAGATCAGGAAACAGGCATCAATTACCTTCTCCAAGATATGGAGAAACTCAAACACCAAGTGCGTCTTTCGCGATCACTCCAAATGAAGCAATAAAACAAAATAATCGTTGGTCAAGCCTTAGTAACATTCCAAGTAACTATAATGATAGCGAACTTACGAGTGACTATGACCCTTCAGAAGGGCAAGCAAATGATACGATTATTACTGCAACAGGTTCTGGAACGAAAGCTTTGGGGCTAGTTGAGCCTGGGGACATAGATAACGTAAAAGTTATAATTCAGTTTCCTCAAGGACTTAATGCACAAAAAATTAAAACAGAGAGTGCAGGAGAAAAAGCACAAGGGCACGCTGAGTTTCAAATGTTTTTTGAGTACACAAGAGATGGCTCAAATTATGAAACTGTACAAGTTGTTGGCCCAACAGACAACGAAATTAATACAAGAGGCCTTACAGATTCAGCTTTACTTATAAATACAGGTATGGATAAAGTTCACCATGCTTGGGGTCCTGTAAACTTTAACACCAGAGAATGGAAGTCTCCAAATAATGGATATATTGTTACATATAGTAAGTCCGCATTTTTTGATGAGTTTATTATTCCTATAGACAAGTATAAGCCCTTCAGTAACTGGAGGGTTAGAATACGTAAAGTAACTGCCGATAATCCTTTATCCCAAAGTGGCGACTGGCAGTATACGAACAGTTCTGTGCTATATGCAGTAGAGGCTCAAGTACACGACTGGTTGAGTTATCCAAATAGTGCATACGCTTCTTTAGCCGTAAATGCAACAGACTTTAACTCGACAGCGCTACCTGCAAGACAGTATGAGATAAAAGGAATAAAATGTCAAGTTCCTACAAATTACAATGCAAGGTATGAACTAAGTAGTACAGCAAATGCTTCGTACACTAGAAACATAAGTAGTGGGGCTAATGAGTCTACTTATCAAAACTGGGACGGTACATTCAGAGGAGATACTTCAGTCTATAACCGTTCTAGTGTAAATTACAATAAGGTTTGGACTGATAACCCTGCATGGGTATTTTATGATTTAATGACTAATAAAAGGTATGGGCTAGGGTTTAATATTGATCCGAGTCAGATTGATAAGTATGAACTTTATCAGATCGCCCAGTATTGTGATGAATTAGTTCCTGATGGAAAGGGCGGAGAAGAGCCTCGTTTTAGTGCAAATGTATATCTAAGTAACTCTCAACAAGCATTTAAAGTTATGAAAGATTTTGCTTCTATGTTTAGAGGAATACTTTTTTGGCACAACGGCAAACTTACTGCAACAGCTGATAGAGATAAAGAACCTGTCTATACGTTTACAAAAGGAAACATTATAGATGGAGCATTTAGTTATGAAGGTACATCTAAAAAACTTAGAACTAATCAAGTAAAAGTTACTTGGAATGACCCAAATCAAATGTACCGACAAAATGTTGCAATCGTAGAAGATACTCCAGATATCGTTGATAGAGGAAAAATAGTTAGTAAATCAGTACTAGCATATGGCTGTACTAGTGAAGGTCAAGCTATGCGATATGGCAAATGGCATATGCTTAGTGAGAAACTTCAAAAAGAAATTGTCAAGTTTACAACAGGACTAAATGGTAATTTTCTTAAGCCTGGTGATGTTATTCAAGTACAAGACGCTGATAGGGGCAGAGTTCAGTTTAGTGGTAGAGTTTCAAACACAGGAACTCGAAATACAACAAATGTTCCTTTAGATAGAACAATAACTTTAGCAGCAAATACTAACTACTACTTAACTATAATTAGCTCTGAGCCAGGCTGCTATTTAACCGATACAACAGAGGATTCTTATACAGGACAAACAATTCAAGGACACGCTAATAATCTAGATAATCTTTCTGGAGGCGGGGGCTATACAAATGGAACATATACTAACATACCAACTACAGGCGGTTCAGGTTTTGACTTAACAGTTGATGTCACTGTTTCAGGTAATGCAGTTACAAATGTAAGTGTAAATAATAAAGGATTTGGTTATGGAGACAATGAAGATATTACAGTTACAAATTATGGGGAATTCACAACTTCAGGAACAAAGGCAACATTTAAGATAAATGGACTAACCTCTACATCAGGGGTTAAGCATGGTGATTTACTTTCTTTTGTAATTACAGAAGAAGGGGCTTCAAATCTTCGTAATGGAAGTAACGTGAGGTTAGTTACAGCATTCTCTCCAGACTCTAGAGTAGAAAGAAAACCTGTAACCACATCAGCAGGCTCTGTAAGCAGTTTAGTAGTATCACCAGCATTTACCTCTGCTCCTGATGCTTCAAGTATTTGGGCTTTAACCGCAGCATCAACTACAAGTGGAGATTCCGCTTTAGACACTACAGGAAGCGCAAAAAAATATCAAATAGCCTCTATACAAGAAGATACAGACAAGCAAACTTTTGCCATTTCAGCTCTTGAGTATGTTGACGATAAATTTACAGAAGTAGACAGAGGTTGGAAATATAGTGTTCCAACATACACAGATCTTAAATTCGGAGATGCTGTACCCGCCGTAACAGGTGTCGCAGTAGAAGTATCTCCAGTAACTGCAGGTAATCCTTCTGTTACAACTAGTACTTATATTCCTGATAGTGTTTCGGCAAATAAAGCTACAATAAGTTGGATAGCACCAACCACAAATCGTACAGATAGTGACGGAAATGCAATAAATTCAGAATATGAATATATTGAATCTTATGAAATCGAACACACCTTTACACAATCAAAAACATCTACAAATATTTATGAAGTAGCAGTAGTTAGAGGGGGTACAAGTTTTGAAGTACCAAATATTAATTTAGGAACATATAGAGTTAGAGTTAGAGTCAAAAATATTTTAGGAAACTACTCTCCGTGGGTAGCTGTAGAAGGTGGAACAGGAACTAACCTGCCTTCACACCCAGGAGCAAGAACATACTTATTACCAACTGGGGGAGACTTAAGCACAACACTTTCTATATCAGGAAGTACAGTTTCTTTAGGGGCAGGAGCAACACAAACATATAGATTTGTAAATCCAATAGGAAATGCTCTTACAGTTAGTTCCGCAAGTGCAGCAAAAGGCACACAAGATTTTAATGGAATGGGAGCAAATGCAACAGCTTATTTAGTTGTAGACCATAGTGTTCCTGATTTGAAAGCAATTGAATTAGCAATAGATACTACAAGTATATCTGCTGCAGGGGGAACTAAACAAAGATTTACATACTGGAAAGAAGTAGGAGCAAGTAATAATGGTCTTACAGCGGCTACAGGAACAGTAAGTATGACAGTAGGAACTACAACTGTTACAGGAAGTAGTACAAATTTTGATGGCGAATTTCAAGTAGGAGATTTTATAAAGATAGGATCAGGTACTTCTTATAACGCTACAAGTGACTATTTTAGAGTTACAAAAATTACTTCAGATACCCAAATGACTGTAGATGCTGCAGCAGGCAGAACTTATTCAGGAGCAACAGCAGCCTACCAGACATTTAGACCAGATTACAACTTTGATACTGTAATTGCAAAAGTAACTACAGATAGTAGCACTAATTATACCCTTACCACTTTATGTGGATATAATGCAGAAGAGATACAAGCAAATGACCTTGCATCAGGTATCTTACAACATACAGTAAGACTTATAGCGGATAAATATGTTATCCCATATGATATCGATGGAGGGGAAAGCACAACTCTTAACTTTACAGCAGTAGCACAGGGAGTTCTTGGTACTGCAACATTCAAATTTGATGTAGACGGAACAACAAAACAAGCAGCAAGTACTACAGCTACATATGAAATGGCAGATAGTGATGAACCTGCGTCTGGAGCAGCGAAAACTGTAAAAGTAACATTATTTGATAATGGAGTAGAAAAAGCTACGGACTCTGTATCTGTATTTGGTATTCAAGATGGTGAAGATGCGATAACTGTAATTGTAACAAACGAGACTCATGCTTTACCCACTACTTCAGCAGGCACAGTAACATACACTAATTCAGGAACTGATATTCGAGTATTTAAAGGAAGTACTCCACTTGCATATGGTACTGGAAATAATGAATTCACAGTTTCAGCTTCTGCAAGTAATATAACTGCTGGAGCAGCTTCAACTGTTTCTACCTATACAAGACGATTCGCAAACGCAAGTAGTTGTACTGCACAAACTGCATCCATCGAATTTACAGTAACAGTTAAAAATTCATTAGGAACAAGTGCATCTTTTACAAAAATACAAACATTTACAAAAGCAACTGATGGGGCTGATGGAGCTCCAGGTCTTAATACTGCAACAATTGCTCTCTATAGAAAGTCTAGCTCTGTATTAAGCGCCCCTACTTCATTTAGTGGAACATTTACATATACGTTTGCTACTGCAGCATTGTCTGGCGGAACTTTAAATAGTTGGACAACTAGTCCTCCAAGTATTACAAATGGCGAGTATATTTGGGTAAGACAAGCAACTGCAAGTAGTACAGGAAGCACAGATAGCATTCCTACATCAGAGTTTTCCGCTGCAGTAGTTCATAGTGGAGTCGGAGAGGATGGATCAAGTATAACAGGAGCAGCGGGTAATGCAAATGCTGTGGTTAGTTTATACCAAACATCTACAAGCAACACGTCAGCGCCTAGTGACCCTACAGGTACAATGACGTATACTTTTTCTACAAATGCTCTATCAGGAGGTAACTTAAATAGCTGGTCACAATCAATACCAACAGTTGCAGTAAATAGATACTTATGGGTAATTCAAGCAACTGCAAGTTCTAATTCAGGAACTGATACAATAGCAGCAAGTGAGTGGTCAGCAGCAGTTGTAGTAAGTGCTGCAATTAAAGGAGATACTGGCTCACAAGGCTCACAAGGTCCACAAGGAAGTCAAGGTCCACAAGGAAGTCAAGGTCCACAAGGACCAACAGGAGATGATGGTGAGGAGGGGCCGCAAGGTCCACAAGGAGCAACTGGAGCAACTGGAGCAACTGGAGCCGCAGGTATTAGTGTAATTAATACTGTACCCTTTATGTTATGGTCTTCAGGAGATAATGGAACTAGTTATTATGGAGGAGACGCAAATAGTAGTTATACATCACAAATTACCTTTAAGCAAGGGTCTACAACGTTGGCTGCTTGTCAAATAAAAGGAACAGCAGCATCAAATGGTAATATCACAATGTCAGAAGTAAGTGGACAGACAAGTGGAAGCCCCGGTATATCATTTTCCAATAATGGTTCAAAATTTGCAACAGCAACAATAACAAAGGGTACCTCGGAAACAAAAGTTACAGGACAATCTACAAACTTAGGAGATTTAGGAAAATAATGAGCACATTTAATTGCACTTGCAGACACTACGGACCGACCCTTTACTCAAGAGGATTATTAGAGTCAGATGTTGCAGCTGTACAAGCTATATTAGCTGACTGGGAGGACTGGGCGTTAACAGATGAAGAAGCAGAGCTCCTTACAAAGTCTTGGGCACAAAAAGATAGTAAATGGTACGCTCCCTATCATGAAGGCATGCCTGGGTGTGAGTCTACAACTCTCTTTTGTTTGAAAAGCGATGATACTCCTGTATTTATAAATAGATGTTATCAATATGGAACTCATGTAGATCATATCCTTGCCGCAGTGCACCCTGATTATAGACTACAGGGAATATATAAAGAAGCAAATCAAATGTTATTAACAGGGGCATGGGACTACTATGGAATGAAAAGTATAACAATGAGAGAGCGAGTTGATACTGGTTCATTAATGGGAATCGAGATTACAAACGCAAAAACAGGTCAAATATTTGAAGGGCATCATAAACAACTAGCGCCTAATTATAAATCTACAACAACTACTTATGAAGAGTGGGCTGCTTTTAAAGAAACTGACGAGTATAAATCATGGGCAATAAATTATACCATGTACCCTAAATATCCAGGAGATCCAATATGAGTGTAGAGTTTATAAGAGGACCAAATGTCTACCTACGAGAGAGTACAGCTAATGACTTAACAAATATAAAAGAAGCATTAGTTGATTGGGATTTTCTTCCCTTTTCTTTAGAACGAGCAAAAAAAGTATTAAAAGCAGGGCTAATTGATATGCGATATATTGAACGACCTTACAAAGATACGTCAGAGTTTAAAGAAACTTTTACTGTTTGTAAGAATTCAGATAATAGTTTTATAGGCTTTATGCAGTACAGAGTATCCCCAGGAAAACTAATAAATATGCAGTGGAACGCAGCTTTGCCCGCTTTAAGAAATGCAGGGTTAATGAACGAAGCAGCAAAATTAGTAGATGCTGCTTTATTTACAGAACTATCCTGCACCTCATGTACGGATAAGCATGATGCTAATTTTATTACTAGCAGACGAGCATATCAAACTCTAGAAGGAACAGAGCTAAGCAAAAGATCAAATAGAACACTAAATCTTGTTAAAACTGTAAAGGCAGACTATGATACTTGGAGGTCAAATAATTCAAGTTCTGTGCCTACATATACTTTTTCAGGTGGAAGTTATACTCGCCCTCAAGATAGATAAAATAATAATAGGCGTGGCTATCTGCCACGCTTTCACGACTTAAGTCAAACTGTCAAACCAAAACACGCAAAATAACTCTTAATTTTAGAGGAGGTGCCAAAAAATGTTTCTTGACTTTCTCCTCTAATTTTAGTATAATTTAGAGTAAGGAGAAAAATAAAGATATGGCAGCT